CAGTATGAGCAAAGTCAGTGTTAGCAACAGCCTGCGACACGGCGTTAAGAACACCGCTACTGTACGCAGCAGCTGTACTGCCAATCAAAGCAGATGTCTTCTGAGGAATATTCTCCGTATGAAGAATAATCTCAGCTTGAAGTGGGGTAACAGAACCAATTGTAGCGCTACTCGAAATGCCTTCGAGAGCAACAATAAGGGTACCCCAAGACAATGGAATATGGAACTGATTAGCACCACTAGCATCACTTCCAGGATTCGCATTCTGTGGAGCAGCAAGAGGACTGCTGTATCGGAACGCAGTCTCATCTGTCCACTTGTTGATCAGGGTTAGGGGACTCTGAGTCAACGAAGCAAGTGTCACACGCTTATAAAACGTGTAGCCACTCAAATCACTCAAGTTCGCAGCAAGCTGCAATCGTTGAGCACCGGTAGTACCGGCAGACGCATAGTTTGTTTCAGTTGCCAAAGCAATATGAACAAAACCAGTCGTAGATGTAGGAGCAAAAGGACTAGACAACCGAATAGCATGCGCAACTGGGCGAAACGCCTCAAACTGCGCTTGGAATGTGGTTGCCACTGGAGCATCCGTGTCCAAACTTCCAGTCCATGTCCACGTTGATGCACTAACAGGTACAGCACGAGATGCTGACTGACGAACAGTTGGCCAAAATGCCCATGCATGTGCCATATTTGGTGCACCTGTCGCATCCGTCGCCATAGTGTAGTTATACTGCACAGGCGTCGGAATAGAAGGAATGGTGGAAGAATCTGGAATCTTTCCACCAAAAAACTTCGGCTCAAACGGATCCGCCTGCACAAGTGCAAACTTGTCACCAGGATCAAGATTTTTCTTGCCACAAGTGCAAGCAGGATTACGTTGGGCACGACGACTCATCGTTCCGACACGGGCGCGGTATCGGCGAGCACGCGGATAAATCCGGCTACGACGATACGTGCGCCGACGCACCGGAGCACGACGACGAATAGAAGAACGGCGGGAACGACGAAACGCCATGTTTTTCTTTATCTGAACAGATGTTCAGTACCTGGCTTTTTCTGAAATGAGGGGACGGGTTGAAGAGAATGGGGGTAAGGCTACTGGCACAGAGCACAGTAGCTATCCTAGGTAATAATAGGCCGCTGCTGTGCCAGCGACCTCCGCCTGCGGCGGCCTAGGATAGCTTCCTCATTCTCCAATTTGCCATGGCTTCGCCAAGATCACGTTCCTGGGTTTTCACAATCAACAACTGGACTACGAACCATGTTACCGACTTACAAGCGAATATCATCGGCGCTCGATACATCGTATGTGGCCGAGAAGTGGGAGCCAATGGCACTCCACACCTCCAGGGATTCGCGTACTTCGAACAACCACAACGTCGAAGTGGACTTAGTGGAAAACTGCCAGGAGCCTACCTGGCTATTGCGAATGGAACGCCTCAAGAAAACTTTGCGTACTGCAGCAAAGAAGGGAACTACTTTGAAGTGGGAACCTTACCCACGTCACGTGAAGAGGCACGCAAACGCGGAGGTCAAGCCAACGCTGCTCGGTGGAAAAGCATCATTGATCATGCTGAAGGAGGAGACCTCGATTGGATCAAAAACAACGATCCTCATGCCTATGTGCAACTCAAGCCTCGACTCGAGTCATTGTACGCACCAATCATCACTCCGTTGGATGGAGAGTTGCGACATGAATGGTGGGTGGGTCCTAGTGGATCGGGCAAGTCCCGACTCCTCTGGGAGCTCTACCCCGACCATTTCGCCAAAGGCATCAACAAGTGGTGGGATGGGTACAAGCATGAAGTTGTGGTAGCCATCGAAGAGTGGTCTCCCGACAATCAACTTACGGCTCAGTCACTTAAGAAGTGGGCTGATCGTTACCCATTTCCAGGTGAGATCAAAGGTGGACTCATGACACGCCTTCGTCCGACGAAGATCATCGTGCTGTCCAACTACACGTTGGAACAGTGTTTTCCTCGCAAGGAAGACCTTGACCCGTTAAAGCGACGCTTCACAGTGGTGGAGTTTCCACAAGGAGTTCAACATGCTAAGTTCCGAGCCATGGGCATGGAACCACGATGTGACACTTCCAGCAGTGGCAATGGTTCAACCCTATGGGATGAGAGTGATGGTCCGATGGATTTAGATCTGTCTTTCTTGGATCAGCCAGAGTTTCTTCCAGACTTGTGATCGCTCTACGCGATCTACGCTTTTAATATAAGTGTGTTGCATTAATTCCGAGTTTTGTATTATTTGGGGGAGAACGAGAGGGTACCTCCGGACCTCTCGGGGCGCGAGGCGCGCCCCTTCGGTCGTCCCCCCGCGTGCAGCGCCCTTCGCTTCGCTCCGGGGCTGCCGCCCCCCCTCTGGGGGGAGATTTAAAATAAAGATCATAGAGTTGCGGCTGTGTTCAAAGAGGGCCCGGAAATTCGGGTTTTTGGGTTTTACCAGATATTACGCTACCTTCGCTGCGCTATGGTTACTTCATTAGGGTTAGGGGATTAGAATACGTATACTTGAACCGCCGGGTATAGTTTTGTGGTCCACATTGTATACCATACAAAACTCTATATAGTATGGATTTATCTTGGATCCACTATACTATAGTGTACTCAAGAGTGTACGACCTCTTCCACAGATCAGGTCGTCCCCCTCTTACAAGGGGAGGACGGAGTGTACGAGCGTACGCTCTACCTCCTCACTTTCCAATTTGACAAGCAACAACAACAACAACAAGATGAGCCTTCCAGCGTACAAGAACGACCAGGCTAAGAACAAGAACACTCAGCCACTCAACCCCGACGTTACTCACGCGGCGATGTGGCAGGTGAACAACTTTCTCAACCAGGAAGTAGCGGCTTACGACAACTACACCGCAGACCTGGAGAGACAAGTCCGAGCTCAAGAATGGAGAGCCGGAGCATGGGAAGAGCGAGCACAAGTGTATCGCAGACAACTGGACGACAACTACGATGCTCTCGCACGCGGGAGAGCGGGCGGAGAGACTATCGTCCAAGCGGTTGACAACATGTACAACCTCTTCATGGAGATGTGTCGTGAGGCGCCAGAGATTGGACGCTATCACGCAATGCTCCAGAGAATCGTACTTCACGCGGAGGCAGGACGGCGCATGATGCAGCCGATGATCGACCTCACGGATGAAGAAGACGATGCAGGAATGGCAGCTCTGATCGAAGGGTACGATGCACACCTCGCGAGACGCCAAGAAAGAGAGGTCATTGACCTCACAGGAGAAGAAGAAAGAGAAACAGAACAGATGGATGTGTAAAAAATACATTAAAGCTCATCCCAACCGGCAGACGGCATAGCCGCATTGCCAGAAGGAGTAAGGCTTGGTGGAACATAAGGCTCCTCATTATCATCTTCGAATGCACCAGACATTAAATCGTCATAGAAGCGATCAGTCTCAGCAGCTGTCAGCAGTGTCGATGGGGCACGTGCTGGTGCAGCATATGGACTGTGACGAAAATGTCCAAGGAAGCGACGCACACGGCGGTCGCGACCAGCTGGTGGAAGATCAGAAAAACCTATTGCATCATTAAACGGTCAGCACGGTTGTTGACGCCACCAACACCTAGAAGGCCTGCTGCAAACCCATGGGCTGCACGCAGACCGCCATAAGCGACGGCTTGGCCAGCAGTCCGCGCGTAGTGACCGAGAGTAGAAGCAACGCCAGACATAAACTCACCTCCAGCATTTGATAACTCGCTCATGTACTGAGCCTCGACACGTGCTTGCTCAGTCTCAGTATGAGCAAAGTCAGTGTTAGCAACAGCCTGCGACACGGCGTTAAGAACACCGCTACTGTACGCAGCAGCTGTACTGCCAATCAAAGCAGATGTCTTCTGAGGAATATTCTCCGTATG